GGAGAGCATCGGCAGTTTTGACCAATGCACTTTGCATTCCAACCCAACCAGCAACTCCACGAGTCCTATAATCAGTAACGGGTCCCTGACTTTGCCTCAACCTCAATGTAAGATTACCAGGGTCCCAATACACTTCTGCATAGATGGACAAATCATCAACATAGGAAGCAATAGTTTGTGCTTCCAATATAACCTCACCCGCCGTAGCAGGATATGCATCGACAACTTCATCGGTTAGATCAGGAACGAGCGCCCAGAAACCTGATGTGACACTTGTACTATCCAAATCCTCCGTGATATTCACACGTACATGCGTAGGATCAGTAATGCTGATAATTCGTGCAACACCATTGACCATACCAGATCGAGTATTGATATCCTTGCCTACGTCACCAGCAACGATTGAACTCGCTGTTCCCAAAGTGACAACAATGTCACTGCCTGTTGTTGCAGCGAACGACAATGTACCAACACCTTGTACGCCAACACGCCAATTCTCCAAATGCCCACCAATGTATGGAGCGTAGACACCACCAGGACGAGTTCGAGCAAGTTCGACTAGATCACGCCAATCTTCAAGATGGGCTGCGGCACCAAATACTGAGATGCCAGACACATAAGCATTCTTCTGAGTTGCCCAATTGTATCCATATCCCGTACTTGTCTGCGGCCAAACCCAATGGATATGCCAATCATTCAAGGCATCAGCGATAGTATTCGATACCGCAAAATCTGTTGGGGTGGATGGGGCAATATGTACAAATCCATATGAGCGAAGAGCATCTGCGATTGGCTGTACAAGAGCAACAGCCGATTGAATATGGTCAGGCTCATGCGAAATATAGAAACCACCAAATGACACATGAGAACCAAAACGCGAATAGAGCGCAGCGGCTTCATTCGTGTATCTGGCAATCTCTTCGTTCTTTCGTACAGTAACAGTCTTGCTGAAACGCAACGGATCAGGATTCGATGCCCAAACCGTATACATATCGTTTAGCAATTCAAGATCGCCGTGACGCCCAAGACCAATAATGACACTCGCAGTATCTAATTGATCGCATATATTAATAACGGCTTCTAGGATATCGAAGTTGTCAACATGCTCTTGAATACCAGGCTCAACATCTTCATACCAGAAATGGAATTCTACACCATCTGGATCAACTGGTGTGTTGCCGCTCCAATCGGTGAAGGTACGAGTATTATCAGTGATCGTATGAATGATGAAACGATGAAAGCCATTGGCGTGAAGGGCTCTGATCTTTTCTTCAAGATACGCTTGGGTAAATGCAGCATCGCCATCACTGGTTTCGCGAGTCACGATACCAGGGAGAAATGCATCCATCTCCAACCACATAGTAAAGAACTGTGTGGCAGGATGAACAGTATTGTTAAAGGTTGTATCAGTTCGATCTTCAGGAACAACGCCAGTCCAGTAGTTGAAATGGGTGCTGCGATCTGCCTCAAAGGTTGTAGGAGACGCTGAACTTGTATGCGTAACGTTACAAACCCAAATCGTGCCATCGTCCGGACTGATAACCAAGTCGCCTGGAGCGTAAGCGGTCGAATTAGCCCAAAGCGTCGTACCAGTGGAAATCAATAGACCGTAAGCAGATCGATCAAGCGAGTTGACCAAATCAGCAAACTCAGTATGCCAAGATGCGGTATCAAAGTCGGGAATGCCCCAACGGAAGTGACGAGTACGCGTAACAGTCATTGTATTTCCCCGTGTGACTCACACAGCTTTATCGTGAGTATTTGCCTTTGGCGTATAGGAACGAAAAGGTCGATATTTCTAACGGCTTGCTAACCTCACCAGTGATAGACAATTTTAGCGTCTTGAATTGCAACGGAAAGCGATAAAGCCTAGGATCGTTACTTCGCCGCCCACCGCCATAAGGCCCTTCGTCATGACCAAATCCAAGAGCATCGTTGCCCATGAACGGAATTTGAAGTGCCGGATCATGCAAGATGTTGCCATCGTAATCCTTATACAAATTATCAACCCATGCCTTAACAGTATACTCGGCCGTTCCTCTTGTTGCCATAGAAATGAAACGCAACATTTTGTTGCGCATAGGGTCCTTTCCATCTAGCCAAGGCAATTCAAGAGTAATTGAAATGGGATCACCTTCCCACAATTCCCACTTCGGACTGGACATCTGATCGGTTCGGTCTTGCTGAAACGTAGAACCGCCACTTACATGTCCACCTATACATTTATAACTTTCATTCGTAATAATATCGTAAGCTAACGCTCCTGGATCGTAAGCATGTCCTGGAATCCAATTAGCATCACGATCCAACGTGCGATCTGCATAGAATTTCTCATTAGCGAAAACGTCATTTCCTTGTTTGTACACTCGTGAGCCTTTACTATAAAATACACGTCCGAGAGTAGAACGACAAGCACTTACCCACTCTGGACCACTATACTCAGACCATGAACGATATTTATTTGGAGCCCGAGTATTGGCACTAAAAACGAATGCTGTTCCGGTCGGCGTATAAGTGATCGTATCATGCAACAAACGATCATAGATCATGAAACAGTTTTTTAGCACTTGTGATGGTGTAAGCGCATTAATCTCTCTGCGATAAGTCGGCTCGATATTATCGCTGAGCACATCGGCGTCTGTAAGACCACTTAAGATATTACGTTCTACACTGCAAACGCCATCAAAGCCAGCAAACAGCAAATCCTTTTCCACAGAGACAATACAACGATGTCCAATAAGTCCAAACGGCGGAAGGGCTTCCGGGAACGTAGGAGTATGATTTCCTGTATCATCATAAACGCCGAGAGTGATAGGCACAGCTTGCGTAGCAAAGAACACAATCAGCGTATTACGATAACCAGCGATGCCACGAATTTCTGGAGCGCCTTCAGGAGCATACGCACCAACGTCGATGATGATTGCATCGTTTGGTGCAGGATCACCATAGAAAGTCCCATCCGTACCTTTGCTAGAAACATAGATCGAAGTCGGCGCTGCACTAATTCCGGCAACACAGTGATAGTTGGCAACCACGCAACCATACTTACCGATTGGCGTGTTGGTGTTAGCTCCTGTGCCGGCATCAGCGAGATAGGATGCGGCCAATGCTTGATCGAAACTAATCGGCTTATCCACTCCATTGTGTACAATCAACTTGCTTTTAAATGGAACGAAATCAACCGTATCAGTTGCACTCCAAGCAGAAGGCGATCCTGACAAAGCATTTGCAATAGTCGTGTTCCAAACAGCAGTTTTAACACCTTCGTCATCCATCGCAACACCTTCGCCGGTTGTTGTGATAGCAACGATAGCATTAGCGAAATAGATCATATCGACAATATCGCCGGTAACTGTGCCGGACACATCAGCAAACCATTGATTTCCCCAACGAACCCGAAGCGATCCACTTGGAGTACGACGAAAATTATCACACGCAATTAGATATCGCGCGTCCAGAGATAGGTCTGAACTAAGCGTGTTCAAACCACCAGCAAAGCCATGGAACGTAATGTTCTGTAGCTTCGTAGCGGCATTCGGCTTAATGGGCGGGGCTAATGGACGCACTTTGTGTGACTCACACTATGGAAGCGGATACCATTGATCGGGAATGCCAGAGCGGTACGTACTTGCCAACGGATGACTTGATAGTCCAGATACGATATCCTTGTATTTAGACTCCATCGCAGCTTGAGCCATACTAGCAGCTTGAGAGTTCAAATCGTCACTAGCAAGTACCGCATATGCACCAGCGTATGTCAAAAGATGCATATCAAGATACATCACATCTTCCCAATCCCATGCCTCAGCTTCTGCGCTCAAAGGATATTCACGAGCACCAATGTTTACAGTATCAGTTGAAGCCACAGGGTAAAATTGCAACTTGCGACCGGCGTAATTAGTGTCTGTTACATGCAAACTGGTCCACATCAAAACACGATTGCCTGTACCAATAGCATACGGATTTAATCGCGAAGGCTTTATTGGCAATGGAAAGGTTTGGCCATTACGATACACTGCAATAAAGTCTTCGAAGTCTCGAACCTTGGAAAGAAGATTAGAGGAAATAATTCCTAATGTTCCATCCAACGGAGAACTAAACCACTTGATGTACTGTTCCCAGAATCGACGCTTGAACATAAGATCGAAGCCACGAACAACACTGTCAAATACTATGTCTTCGCTATACGTCTGCACACCAGGGCCGGATACTTCCCCAATATACTTGAGTGTCGCGTCAACGATTTCTCTGACAGTGCCGCTCATGACTTCGATCCTGTGTGACTCACACGAGATTACGAGACTACGTGCTTAATCCCGTGAAGGCCACCGTTCCCCGACGAGTTGTATGAAGGATCGCCAACAAGCCCAACGATGATTTCAGTAGAACCATCAAAGGTGGCAATCGACTCATACGTACCACGAGGATCACCCGTGGTCGTCGTCTGCGGATCAGTGAGCACCGGCAAGGTAAACTGCGTCGGCTGAATGACCAGAGAGTAAGAAGTTTGGCCAGCCGAGGTAGTCGCTGCCTGCACAACCTCAATACGATCACCAGGACGGAACCTGTTGTTCGCATTGTAACCAGCAGTCGTCGGCGTGTCGCTAACCAACGTCTGCGTGTCTTGGTCCGCAGTAACCGTCAAGCCAGTCACAGCCACCGTTTCAATCTCAACGGTTGCTGCCGCATTCGTAGTCGAGCCCGAGCCAGAAGGAATGCCGTACAGGGTATCGACGTAGCCAGGGCAAGGCGCACGATAGAGAATCGAGCCGCCAGCCGTAATGTCCGCATCCGAGAACGGGAAGAGGATTTCGAACGACCGTTTGTAGAGCGGAACGAGAACACCACCTTCCTTCGCCCAATTGAGATCGCCTTTGAACGGAAGTCCAAGACGATATCCAGTTCCAACCTGCCAGTTAATGGCGTTGGTGGAAGCGGTAACAATCGCAGCGTAGTTGACACGCTTGAAGGCTTTCTTACCGTAGAGAATAGCCACCGAGCCGTTAGTGCCAGAGAATCGCTCAACCATCGGCTGGCCAAGCCAATCCTCACCGAAGATATCAAACGTACCACCAGTTGCACCGGGATCAGCACTCGGCGTAATTCGAAGAGTACGTCCGAAAGTGCCTTCCGCCGCAGTGAAGGTATAGCTGATATCCGTGAGTGTGGTAGCAGTCGCATTGGCTACAACAGCCGACTTGACCGCCGTTGCACTCACCGCAGAGGGAGTACCAAGCGAGAACTCCGTCGGACCGCGATGCAGCAAAGAAGCATACTGCATCTTAGGAACGTAGCAGTTCACGCCTTTACTGAGAAAAGACGCAGGACGATGCATTGCCTTACACTCCTTCTTCCAGTTGCTCAGGCATCAGAACGTTGCCGCTCCGAGCCGTTGCAAGACGCACGACCATCTTCTTCAAATCCTCATAGCCGGCATCGCGTGTCTCTTGGTCTTGAGCCAAAAGCATCTTGCCGACTGGAGAATTCGGATCGTGAAGCCCAGACATATTGATAATCCGAGGCTCACGATGAAGACCGTAATGCTTGAGCATTTCTTCGTTTGGGATGCGAATAGCATGGCCACGAGGGAAGTAGACCATGAACCCACCATCTTGTTCCTTTTCGTAAGGAACGAGATGTTGCATCCCCTTCTTGTCCTTCTCGAACTTGTAGGCAGTTCGCGTAACCTTCGCGTCGATCTTGACGACGACGTGTGAGAAGCGAGCGCCCGGAATGCGAGTAAGAGACATCTTACGCCTCCGTCTCTGTGTGACTCACACAGGGTTACGAGTTGATACCATACGCATGAGTACGGTAATTGCGCCAAGAGCACAACTGACCTTCCCATACGACACGACGACCGAGAGCGTCCTGATCCCAAGGCGCAACCAGCTTCTTGATCTTCATATTCACACCTTTGAGAATATGAAGGGTCATGAAGGCATCGTTGACCATATAGAACGTATCGGCATTCAACTTCTCGTCGAACAGCAACGGGACACCGTTATGAGTAGTGCCCACAATGCCAAGATTGATAAGCCGCTTTCCGAAGCCAGTGTCAGAAAGCTGAATGGTGGCCTTATCTCTCGCAGCCGCCTTATGCATACGATAGATGTTGCGACCGGCAAAGATCACAGTCGGCTTAGACTTCTGATCGGAGTCGGTAGTAGCGCCACGATTCAAGTCCAGTTCAAGAATATCGTCGAAAGCCTCTTCGATATTCTCAGGAGTCAGAGCGCCATCAAAATCATAAGAGGATGGACGCCACTGAGACTCAGTTGCAAGGCTGATACCACCAATGCTACCAGAGGTAGGATCGGCAGGAAGTAGATTGCCCAGACCATTTGGATCAGTCCCCGTGCCAGTGCTAGTATGATACGTAGCAAACTGTCGCGAGATACTCTCTTCAAGAGCCATCATTTTGCCCTTGAGGATTTTGAAGATGACCGCGCGGCCTTGGTTCTCGTCTTCTTCCTGATCGGAGATAATCAGAGAGCCAACAACACGACTCATGAAATACTGAACGGTCGTGAACTCGTTGGTCTGATCGACCGGGACCGTATCGTAGTATTCCATCGAAGTGACGTTGGGGTTCAGACCGACAATGAGCGGATTGGTGATTTCAGGTCCGCCATCTTCAGTCACGACACGCTTCTTAGCGTGCAGATAAGCACTCACACTGCCAGAGATAGCCGAAGCCATAATAAGTTTGGCCCGACTCCGCTCCAACATGGAGTGAACTAGAGTGTCAAACATAGCTCACCTTTCGTTGTGTGACTCACACGGCTTACGCACTTCTGCGCGACATACCATGTTCGTCCATGGTTTCACCAATGATTTGATCCCACGTAGCGTTCACATCAGCAATCTTGGGCTGACGTTGGCCATTACGTCCGATGTTGTCGGGCGTATTGGCTCGTCCACGCGGCATCCCTGGAGCGGGAGTTCTCTGGCGATTACTCGGCTGTTGCCGGTTCGAATTATTCCGAAGAATATGAGCGTAAACCTCGCCAAGGCTCATATTCTGGTAACGCGGATTGGCCATTACCCGTTGGAAAACATTAAGGTACTGCCGGGCGTCTGGATTCCGTCTAAAGAATTGCTGAACTTCTTGTTGCGTTTGCGCAAGCGCCTCTTGCTCTTGTTCTCTCTGTGAGGCTTCTTCCGCGCGACGCCGCTGATCTTCTTTCAGCGGGTTCAGGGCTTCGTTGAGTCGATCACTAATAACATCTGTGAGCGATTTTGTATCGACGCCACCGTTGTTGTTCAATCCTGCAATACTTATACCCTGTGCTTGAAGCTGTGTCAAGAGTCTTTTTACAGTATTTTCTGGGCTTTTCCGAAGCTCAGAATAGAACTGCACAGCCCGCAATTGATCCTCCGGCGTCAAGTTGAAACGCTTAAACGCCTCTTCCTGAGCCTGATATCGAGTTACACGAGTATGCAACTCGCGACCAATCTGCACAGCCTTACCAAGTCGCGTGTTTAGGTCTTCAACCTGCTCTGCATAACGCACTGAGTCACGTTGAGCCTTACGCATATTCTGATAGAAACGCGCCTGTTGTCCTGCACGCGCCACAATCTTTCCATTCGCATCGACAAGATTGCCGTTGCGATCTGCTTTTACTTCGGCCTTCTTAGGCAAACGACGCTGTTGACGATCACGGTCTGTGTGACTCACACGCATGTCATCGAGTTGACCATCGCGCGCTTCGTCGAGACGGAAAACATTGTCAGTGTCGCCATCCCCACCTGCGTCATCACCATCGTTGCCTAAGTCGGCGTCAAGTTCTCCTGTGTCGTTGTCTCTGAGTCCTGCGCTTAGACCATCGTCATCTCCATCGTCTGAGGAATCGTTAGAGAAAGCCGGATCGTCACCGAAGTTCTCGGAGACGATTGATTCGGCTACGGATGGAACGAAATCACTGCCTTCGCGTCGCGGTGCCATTGGTAGTTGCTCCTTGCTGTTGGCCTACGGCCTGTTGAATTAACTGCATTACTTGCTGATCGCTTGCGCCACCTTGAATCGCCTTTCCTATCTGTTGCTTTATAGGATCAGGCAACGCATCGATTTGTGCTCTCATATCACCTTCACCACCCCCAGGACTTCCCCCAGGTCCGGCATTTGCACCCCCTGTCGAATCACCACGATTGAGTTGAGCTTGTATCTCCTGCCCAAGTGCATTCCAATCTTCTGGTTTAATCACAACGTCCGTAAATGCTTTCGAAAGCACTCTCAGCATAATCGACAACGTTGCCCCTGGAGCAGCTTGCGCAAATTGTCCCACAGCCTGAGCAATTTCTAAAGCTTCCTTCTTCTTAAATACGCTAGTTGGCTTCTCTGTACTTCCGGGAGTGATTTCAACTGAGTACGTCGAACGGAACGTCTCAATATCCATTTCTTGCCAACCCTTAGCAAGTTCTTCACCAATAAATCCTGCTACGGTTTCGGTATCCCAATTCTGTACGGCAATCTCTGCTACAGAATAACAGAGATTGGTCATTGCATCCTCAACCACATCAACCTTGGCCCCGATGCTCAACTGCATGGACTGTTGATAGGTATTCACAGCTTCAACATTGGTATTCGTCTTGAATTGAACACCACGCAAAGCATCAGATGTATTAGTCTGTCTATTGATTCCTTCGATCAAAGGCTCCTTATCAAACAATTCCTTATAATTAATAGACGGTGGAGAGATAGACTCGATCATGTCCTTGACTTTTTCGCCGTCGCCAAGGTCCTTAACACCAATCGCGTGTTTATCAAGCTTTATCTTGCCACGAATAGCATCAATGACTTTCTCAATCTCTTGCTGATCGAATTTCTCTGCATTGTAAAACCAATAATCGAAAACTGCTCTACGGATATTAGCGGCCTGTCGATTGATGTCGTTAATATGATCCTGTTGATCCAACACGAACGCAATGTCGCCAACTGACAACATTCCACCAGTGCTAAACGAGAACATGATAAAGAAATACGGGAAGAATACCGTGGTATTCAACGTGTCGTCCCATACCCATATTGGCCATGTCCAGTCATCACGATGGAACAGATAGATACGTCGAAACGCTTTATCCCACACGTAATAACATTCGGTATAGTATTGATCCAGATAGGCCAAACGTTCATCAGAAGTATATGAACGAACAGCACTTGTAGACTCTGAATCAGAAAGCGCGCTAAGGACCATGCCCATAGCATCGTCAGAGCTTCCTTCGCCTCTAGTAAACACAGCTTTGTGCGTAGGCTTGTAAAGCAATACCCGCCCGCGTTCATCATCCTCACGAGTGAAACGTTCAATCAACTCAGATGTAAGAATGTTTACACGCTCCATCATCCACTCAGCATCAGAACCATCCGGCTCTTCGGCATGTGGATCAACAATAAGATTCTGTGGCATAACGGTTGACAAAGTAAAACCGTTAGGCCGACGCACTTCCATATTACGCTCTAAAGCTTCGTATTTACCCCAAAGAGCATCAGCGTCTTCTTGCTTCTTTACTGTCTGCAATTCATCACTAAGCTTCTGCATTTCAGCGATTGCAGTCTCACGAGAATCGTCTTTCTTCGTAAAGTCGATCTTGAGAACACCATGATTTGTCAACAATGCCAATCCAGTACAACGCTTCACACGTGGCTTGGCATTAAGCTGATCGCGACGACGCAGAAGGGCGTTCAAAAGTGATTGCATAGCCTGACAAAAAGGCTCGTCTTGTCCATCTGATGTGGAACAGGAAACGTCAGGATTCTTGCTATAAACCGCTGGAAGCGTAATGTTGATATTGCTATGAATGACATTCTCTGAACTGTCACCACGCTTAAACGTTCCGAGAGGCGTTTCAAGCGATCTGGTTTGATCGAAGTTATAGTATTGGTAACACAATTCCCAAACAATATGCACAGCCTCATAAGCTTTAAGAGCCCCATCAAGGCGCTTCTTAAACATAGGACCAACAGCACGCCCCACAGGAAGCTTGCTACCAGCATAAATCTGATAAGGCGGTTGAACCTCACCAGCTTTTTGAGTTGCTATCGGACGATCCTCTGGATCAGGAATCAAGTCCGTGTTGTCAACTTCGTCTTCTGTTGCATCTGCCATTTGTGTGACTCACACGAGTTACTTGAGACCTTTGGATTGTATTACTAGGTTTAGAATTGCTACAAGCAAAACTCCACCTATGCTACAAAATATAAACCAACCAACCCGTTTAATTGGATCAATCGAATTCTTTAACCCCATCATCGTGAGTTCAAAAATGTCCTTCCTGACATAATTTTCTCTAAGTTCTCTTTTTATGCTAGTCGATTCTCGATCAACCATCTGTTGTAATTGTCGTAGTTGGCTCAATACGTGCAACCTATAAGAATGCACGGAGAAATCTTCATCGTCCGAAGATTCTGCTCTGAAATCATCCTCATGAGGCATCAACGCACCCGCTACTTCTTCGAGATTTGAATCGCTCGATAAACTAGGTAGAACCCAAGGACCATGTTGATGTACACCCACTCTTCCGTCGACAACTTCGGCGTCGAGCCCCAATTCAGAATTCGATCCCAAATCTCCAGCTTCCAGAGAATGGCTATTGCCGGAATCGAGAGTGCTAGACGTACCCATTGGTTTATCCTTGATCCATTGGCTTCTGCCATCAACACATCGCGCTGTGCTTGCAATTGCGCAATGTTTTGATCGGCTTCTATTCTCTCTTGATCGGTCTGAGCCGCAAGCTTCTTAGTCTGCCACTCGATTATGCCATTTGTGATCTTAGATATCGGGTCGAACAGTCCCAATAGAATTGTCCACATCATACATCCTTTGCTGTTCGCATACGGAACAAGATGAAGAGGACAGGAATGACAATACCCACAACAGCCATTGCGGTCTTCGGATATTTTGAGAGTAGATCAGTAATTGCAGCCTTAGCATCTGATCCATTTGCCCATTCTACAATCTGCTGCGAAAACAATGTAGCCGATCCTGCCGCTGTTGTTAGCCAACCAAGAAGAATGGTAAACGAACTACGACAGAAAGCAGCAAAACGTCCCTTGACAGTTTCGGCATGTTCGGACAAGGGCTTGACAACACCTACCTTTTCCAAGAATGGACGAATAGCATAGATGTAGAGTAAGAAGAACGCCAGCATACAGAAGAATAACAAGAACCAAAGCATGACACGCTCCTTGTGTGATTCACACAGCTACTTATTCTTCCATCGCTTAACAACTTCGAAAACTGCAACGACGACTATAGCTACTGCCAAACCAATTGCTACAGCCTCCGCCCAACCCATTCCCATACTTTTAGTAGCGGCGACAGCCCCTCCACCAGCAACAATAACTGCCGTAGTTGTTGTATTAGACGGCAACGGTCTTGGCGTTACTTCAGGAACAGTGACACCCAAGTATCGAAGTTGCGCCGCGCAACCGACTTGTGTATCCATTACATCAGGAGCAAACACGCCATCTCGCACATACTTACCGGGCTGTTGATGATTAGTGCTTGCCCATATATACGGAGAACGCAATCCGTGTTGCCTATATCCATATCCATTGTAAGGCTCAAGTGCAGCCAATATCGCACCAGGCGTCCAAGTGGCACGCCCGATCAAACCTTCCCTACTCAAAGCATTTACCGCAGCTTCATGCCACGTTGCAAACGGACCTAAACCGGCTGGAACCAATGAAGTTCGCCGCCCCGTACCAATAATCGCTTCTCCGTTATGCAAACAACATTTCCAACGCCCAACGTCTTGTACTCCCGCCTCGCGAATATGAATGACAGCAACCATCTGCCACGGAACACCTGTAGCGGCTTGAACCTTTTCGTACACAGCCTGAAACTGTTTAATTTTATTAGCTGTCGTACTCAATTCATGATCGTCACGAATAATTCGCATGGACAACCAAAGGTTATCCATCTCAACAATGTGTTGTTCCCATTTAGCCATAGGAAAGTTTTCCTTGTGTGAATCACACGAACTACGCCGCGTCGTTAACTTCGTGCCAGAATTTCCACTTTGGAGGAAGATCGTACTTTGAGAGCACTATCTCACTCGCTAATGGCCGCTTTGTCAAGAGGTATTTTGTTGTGTCCATTGCATGATCTTTCCGATCTTGCGGTTCATCGATATACTCCCCAAGTGGACTTTTCTTCCAGAAGTAATCATCGATTTCATCCAAATACCAAGTCAAATCTTCGCACACGTACATCATCGGTCCTGGAGCTTCTCCAGTAATCACATGCGAAACATCAGGACGCCCGTTCCAATACGTGCTAACTTTTGCAATGCCACTCTGGATATTGTTATCGCCAGCTTTTGTATTGAGCCCAAGATGCTTCAAGATACGATGAAGCGACTCAGGCGCTTTCTGCCCTGAGACAACCTTCTTCCTGAATATATCAGGATCAGCCCATATCGGTTCAGTAGGAGTTAGCAACCCCATGTACTTACTGCGAATATCACTGATCGTTTTCGGGTGTTGCTCATAGGAAAATTCTGGAATGTAGAATCCATCTAAAATGAAAACACGCCCCAGATCATCCACAAAAGCAATAAGATAGCAAGTGGGAGATACATTTCCAAAGTCATAACCCTCCAAGACTTGAACCTTGATCTTACGTGCTACACAATCCTTCAAATGCCTAAGCATCTGACCGCGTGTCAGCACATTGCGCTCACGACTAAACGTCGAATAGACCAGCCCTTCGAAAGCTGTCCATTTACCAAGGACATAACGTTCATACATCTGTCCTTTATAAGCAGCTTCAAGTGTCTTGATGTAATCCGTACTTAGATTTTTAGCATTCGAATACACATCGCCTTCAAATAATTCCATAAGCGGAAAGTCTTCAAGCTTGTATTGCCCGTAATCAACTTCGCCAACAATTAGATCAGGTGAATAAATGCCCCTTTCCTTCCATTGATGATATGGACGGATAAGCTTACGATTAACCCAATTGTGCGTAGGGTTAGCACCAAAACAGAACCAGCGTGGCCCTGTTATTGGCATAGTCGAGTCTTCAGTTTCACCCTTACGTAGCTTAGGCTTATAAGGAGTAGAACCACGAAGACGCCCAAGCAAGTCGAGAAAGTCCTTCTCGGTAATCTCAGGGTCTTCGATCTGATCGACAATGATCCAATCGTAAGTAGCTGACAGCAAGTTGGAAGTAGTCGTACCATCCTCAGACATCTTTCCACGCTGCGCAATATAACGAAAATGCACAGCAGATTTATTAGTGAAATAACAAGAGTTATCATCCTGCGTTGGACGCTTAGTAATCCAATGCGGTGGACACCACATAAGGAAATCTTTGCGCAATGTATCGTTCAACTTGGGGTAAGTTGCACGTGCCATCAATCCAGTACAACCAGGATACTCACGGATAAGCTTCAACGCCTTGCCAACAATCAAAGCTGTAGACTTGCCATTGGCGAATGAGCCAGTCATGCCTTGGATTTTGGCACGACTATGCCAAAAATTCCACTGCACAGAATCTTCTTCTAGGTTATAGGCTTTCATTGCTCAAACTCGTGTGAGTCACACAGTCTTATCTTTAGCCAACTCTTTCAACGTCTCGTCTTTGTCTCTCGATCCTACCGACGACCCAAGCCAATAACTTACAACTTGACCAAAAGCCGCAGCGAGTGATCCTACCAAAACGTTTAGCACTTCAGATGCCGCTCCAGCAGCAATAGAAACCGGCCGCAGTATCCAAAGAAACAACAGGATAACAAAGCCAATCGTAACAACAATTGAGACAATTACCTGGCCATTCTTACTGATCACAACACACTCCTATGGAATCACCACACCCTGATCGGTCTGGATGGTGAGGGTGATGTCTGCCGGCGGCGAGCCTATGGTGCCGATATGCTGTTGCACCGCTACGTTACATTCGCCATTAATCCATGTATCGTTGGCCCAAGGCAGAGCTAGATTGGCATCAGTACCGACGTTACCTGTAACACCGCTGTTATTAACGGTGACAGTTCGTGGTCCTGTACGCATATCTACCTGTGGGAGATAGTTCGTTGACGAACCGCTTGGAGCAGAAATTTGCAAGGCGCTAGTTGCGCAATATAGCTGGAACGGATTTTGGCTACCTGTGTATTGAGTGGCGATGTTGTAAACCAAACTCGTGACCTTCCCCCACATCGTATTCGCAGAACCGTAGCTAAACCCGGACGAGGCCCAGGTCCAATCAGTGATTTCAAATGTCGTGTATGAGAACAGTGGTGCGCCAGGCGTTGCATTGTTTAAGCTCAAGGCACCAATACTGCCGTAGCATCCTGTGCAGGTGAATTTAGGTGACGGATGAAGTTTCAGATAAATGTTTGTACCAAACTGTTGAATGACATTCGGCCAAGCGTTAACACCAGCCCCAAGTGACGTTGTAACCACAGTAGGCCCGCCAACGCCACCAGTCTGCGTTACGCCCGTGACCTGAAACATTTGAAGCTGACAGGCGTACTGACCGCCCCAACAAAGATTAGTGCCAGGAACAGACCAACGCATCGGGTATGGATCGTCAGAATCCGGGGCAACAGTAGTAATTGTACCACCGGAGATACTATATTTGTTATTGATCCCATTGGTAGCATCTTGTACAAGACTATTTTCGCCAACACCATCAGGCAAATTGCAACGAATACAAGTAAATTCATCAGAGCGACCAAATGCCGACACACCTACACGGAGATTATGAATTTCCATGTCGGTAAATAAACCGACTCTTGGCGTACTTTGCATACTGTTAATATAGCCATTGCTAGCCTGAAATAAGCCAAACGACGAACTCTGAAACTGAATGTTTCCATGAGTCGAACCTGTATCAATCCAAGCTGTAACTTCTTTATCCGCTTCAATAAAACAACCAGTAAAATCGTTATTGATGGTGCGAATGGTTAAAGATTGTGATGGCGTCATACAACGCTCAACACCAGGCGTAAGCCATGTCACGTCACGAAAAGTTATATCTCTCGCATCGGTCTGTACGATCGGTATGTCAAATGTAATGCCACGCCACTCAAACACGGCATCCCAATTTGGCGTCAGCTTGTAAAGCGTCCCAGGGCCACCGTAATCATGTCCCGCTCCAGGCGAGCCAGTGCCATACTGCGGCCAATCAGTACGATAAGCATTGTTCAATGCCTCGCTAAACGTAACTTGGCCTGTACCTGCGTTGATTGCTGTTATATAAACGTATTGGAAAAAATGCCAGCTTGGCGGGGTGCTATCTGAACCTTGAATATCATATCCAGAAATCAGCGCCCAAGTGTTGACGCTAAAAATCGACGTGCGCGATGGATCGATAAAAACCGATGTGGCGCCTGCACTGACATTTGAAGTAAGACGCGCCGTCCAAATGTCGCTATTACCATAGTGACCGTCGCCCGACACGATGCCTGTATCTGAGCCAGCCCACATACAGCAAGACGCGGTTATAGTCGCGCCGTAGCCCATCACAATGACATTGTGCAGCCCAACAAGCGGCTGCCCAGAACCTTGCCAACCCCCGCTGACAACGCAGTTACTTCCAGACGGAATGTAAAGCTCTATCTGACCAGTATGTGATCCTTCCCAGGTCTGTCCCCAAGCATTGAACGCTAGGACAGCCGTGCTGTCATCAGTGCCATTGCATGACGTTCCAGCCGTACACGGGCCTGTTCCGTTTCCAGTGACAACACCAGTGACCAAGTTGCATGTAACAGCGGGGTTGACCGCATTCGATCCTACTTGAAATAGTGCAAACTGAGACGATGCTGGACCAGCAAGGGCCAACAATACTAAAGCAATGAGCGGCACCAATTTCCTAAATAGCATTACTCAAAACCCCCAATATGCTCGTTGATTAGCAGTCATGTTAGTAATGTTGGTGCCAGTAAACGCAGAAGTCCAAATACCAAACTCCATTGCGGTTCCCTTCCAAGGGAAGCTACCGCCGTCGAAGGTTCCTAACCAAAGACGATCTGCCGTAGGGGCACCGGTGCCAGCCGTTCCAGAAGTAGTAGAACCATCTACTGAAACACCTGATGATGCATTGTTAAAAACAATTTGAACCGAGTGAGGAAGTCTAACCGGAGAACTGGTATTAGTAACACTTGAACCCGCGTATCCTAGGATAGAATTTGTAGCTGAGTGAGTAACTTCAATATCGACTACAGAAAGCCCTACTACGTTAGCGCCAGTAGTCGTTTCAGTGTTATCAAAAACAAGCGAAAACGTAAAAGGCTGGCTAAAACTAATGTCAGCAGTAGAATGCCCTAACGTATCGTCAACACCATCAAAAAGTATGCATGGGTTAGAACCGAGACAATGTAAAATAAGAAGTGGGCGCTTAGAGTTGGTAGATTGCGTCAAATCACATGCAGTACCACCAGTACATCCAGTGCCAACTTGATCATAAAGCGTAGCAACAACACATGGATGTGCATTATTATCGCACGCATTACCGCCAATAGTCGGCAATGTAAGTACACCACCAGACCACGTTGCATCAGCGCAAGTTGCTCCTGTTGCCGCATCACAGATTGATGCCACATTACCGGTGAAAGCATTAGTAACGCCGCGTAAGCCCCAAAAGGTCCATGGCGAAGCAACAACATCGCCAGGACCGTTATACTGAGCCTGCGCCAGTGTTGGAATGAGAAGCAAAAACGCAACTAGAAGCTTTTTCATGGTGTAAGTCCGATCTGAGCACGGTACAAGCCGATTCGATAATCAAGCACACGCATTTGCGTAGGAACTAAAGAGGCTCCGAAATGAATAATAGAAAATTGATTTCCATTTCCGGCATCAGCCGTTCCTCCCGATCGCGCTCTTGCTAGGATATATAAATTAGCGTTAGGGGAAGCGGTGCTCGCTGTCGAATTACTTCCTCTATTCGCATCATTAACATAATAGATAACTGATGTTGATGTGTCCCGATTACAAATAAAGTAGCCGAACCCACTAGCTAGCACGCCAGTATCAATATCGCCGCCCGAAGCATTTGCATTAAGGTAGCAAAAGCCATGAGTATCTTGATAATAAGGAACAAGCTCAATAACAGGTGCGGTTCCAAGATATGACCCAATAACTGTGCCCGCTACGCCCCCTGCGCCGCCACTGCTAGTATTCTCCCACACCCCAACGTGAGCACTGTTCTGTGTAAATTGAGGGCTGCTTGCTGTTGTCGGATTAAATCCCGTATCAATGTAATCGGTCGTACTTGCGTCTATACCAGTATAGCCCTGAGCGGCAGTAAAAGTTGGACTGCCATTAACTGTACCGTTGTATGCATTCTGAACAAGATTAATCAGCGCATTAGATGAACTTGATGTTGCGTAGATATAAAACGCATCGAACTTTGCCCATGTTCCGTCATATACAAGCCCGCAAATCAATGCATCATAAGCGGATTGATAAGTACTGTTTAGCCCCGACGTGCGGGCAACAGCATTAGTGCTCTCCGTGCAAGACCCTACAAAGCCGCCATTAGGCGCCCCCTTCCCACCATGGGTCAACGGCAACTGTGCCTGCGCCAAGCAGGCAAAGCCAACGGCGAACAGCAGCGCCGAGAGTGCAATCCACTTTTTCATGGTCAGAACTGCGTGTACCAAATGTCGATGTCAACGCCGCCCGTGCCGGTCGAGTTGATGCACAAGCCGTTGCCCGAGGTATTCTTGAGCCCGGACCAGAAGCCAGAGCCCCACGTTTCACCAGTGTTGGCCGCCTCGGTCGCGACGCCTGTGATCTGTGTCAAAGTAGATGAACAGTTGTTGTTGGTCGAAGCGGTGTTTTCGAGATACCACGTGGCCACGCCAGCGGCTCGGCTGCGCCATGAGCAAACATAGATTGTCTGTGACGTAACACCCTGCACCGCCACTGTGTCCGTCGCGCTGGTGATGTGCTTGAACACGTGGTTATCGCACATGATCGGGGCGGTCAGCTTGCCGCCGGTCGTGGCTTGGCCCATGACGACGCCGGCCTGCACGGCATTGGCGGGAGCCGCGGCACCAGTTGCGCCCTGACCCCAGAGCGCGTTGGCGGTCTGGTTCGATGCGATCACCACCGGCGACGAATTTGCCATGGTCGCCTGACCATTGGTATTTGCGTTCGTGACATTGGTCTTGAGATAGCCGTTAACATCAAGCTGGAGATCGCCACGGTTACCATCAGTGAGCGTAACGGGGCTTGAGTTATACTTGCCGCCAGTCTTCACCGGGTTGCCGGAGTCGGCCGAGCCCGAAGCAACACCACCACCTGTAAGTGTGGTTACAGTAGTAACAGTCCCAGAAGATATGGTTACAGCTTGCGCACTTGGAAATTGTGTATAACCAGCATTACCAGAAGTAAACAGTTCCGTACCAGAACTATTGTACGGAATCTGCTTAGGAAATTTCACACCACCAATATCTTTATTGGCAAAGACCTCCGTCCCACCACCAGAGACAGGAAGCGTTGAGTTATCAGCCGCCCACACATAAGCAGCAAAACCCAAAAGTAAAAATGCACCAAAGAACCACCGATTCATCGTCGCGCTCCACATTGTGTGAGTCACACAAACTCGTTAGATTTGTCCCATTTCAATAAACGTTGTAGTGTAGTCGGTAGTCCCACCACTCGCCTGCGTAACCGTTATTGTAATAACGGAATCATGTGGCGAGTTAGCCCCATCAGAATGCGTTTCTCGCACTGTTATGTTATGTGATGTCGCTGTTGCATAATTCGTCGCGACACTACCAGTCAAAATATCTGTACCGGATAATTGAAAGCGACTACCAGCCGAATCGACAAGCGAAAGAGTAGAACCAGCACTCGTACTTTGCAACGAGCCAACCAATACCCCAGAACCTGTTCCTTCAAGTACAGTTGATGTATCCAAGGTCAAGTCGTTCAAAGTAACTTCAAGAACATTCAGAACGGTAATAGAGAACGTGCGATCAGCTGTTCCGCCTACACCATTATCTGCATGAACTGTTACGCTATGAGACGTTGCAGCCTCATAATCCATTGCAGCATTCTTACGAAGATTGGCCCCAGATATATTAAACTTCGAATCAGGATCAGCAGTAATCGTAAAAGTATAAGAACCAGAACCGTTTGCAACAGACAACACACCAATCACTGTATTGTTCGCTGCATTCTCAAGAATTGTATTGGCTGACAATAGAATAATCGGAACAGGCGTAGCAGGTGTTCCGCCACTACCTGTTCGTCGCTTTCGCATCGAACGAATCTTTCGTAAGGTTCTAACCACTTATTTAACTCACACAAATCAAATAGTGATCTGAACCCAGGTGCTATTCGCCGTACCAAGCGCCTGATACAGCGTACCATTCGTCGTATCAAGAATGCGCTCACCAGCATACTGTGGCGTCACTGAACCGGTAGGATCGCCAGCATTCGTTCGATTGTACTGATCGAATGGCGTATCGATTGGCTGATCCGCATTACCCTTATTTCGAACGAATGCCATTTCTATCTCCTGTGTGATTCACACAAATTGTGGGCGGCGCGAAATTCCCAAGGAATAAGAAGATCACGCCGCCCTGACGACGCTTTGCCAATGTGTCTAGGCAGCGCCATCATTCGCAGCATCATCACCTTCATCGTCGTTTTCATCGCCTTCACCATCGACTGGTGAAAGTGATACGCCACGATCCATATGTTGCTGCGCTTCAGTCTCAGTCATCTCAACAGTACCAAAGCCGCCACAATCATCGGCTTCGGTAAAATGCTGATCGCCGATTACAGCGTTCTTGGTAAGGACACGATAAGTCTTTACCTCTTCCTGAGCTTCAACAGCCTGCGCGTCATCTTCCGATTTACCAAACATCATAAGTCTCCTAAGTTACCCATTTGCACTTCAACATTCTGATCGCCTCGTGTGATAACGATTCTAAGATCGTTAGCGCCATCGATCCCATGAGGCGTCTTCTTGGAATGACCGGCACGATCGAGCAGGTCAATGCTGGCGCGCATCTTATTCCCCTCCTGCTTTCCGTTATGTGCAATATCGACAAGCGAAGACACAGCCCCGTGACTTGCTGCCGCGATTCGTGCGCTAATCAAATTCGAATTGGCGTTAATGAATTCACTAGCCAACGCTTGAAAAGTTTCGTCGTAGGCTTGGTGTTCTTTCGCCCGCTCAACTACTGAGATATCAACATTTAAGGCGTCCGCAATCTCGCGAACGCCCAAGCCGAGAACAGTATACACTACAACGCAAGCGATGCAGTGCATGGTCTGCATCGGTGCCGGTAAGTCCTTGGCACTGCGTTGTACAAGCGGCCGATACTCGGAAGCCGTTAGCTTCGGTTCATCGTCCTGCGAAGGCTCCGGCGGGAGTCCTTCTGGATAAAAGAGTTGACCTGTATGCGCAACATACGGATCGCCAGGGCGCGCTAGTGCTGGCTTCTTAACCTTCTTAGTCGCCCTGGCCATTACTTAACCTCGCTGGTGTGATTCACACGAGAATCGCAAGCTTATCGCGTGCCAAGCGGGTTCTTGTCACCATTCGCCACGGGAGTCGAATCGTAGGTCCGTGTCGATAGTGCCAGAAGATCATTATTGATTTCAGTGATATCACCGGAAACCGTTGCAGTATTGATAAGCGTTTCCGTCTCGACAGTACGCTTGCCCCCAAGTTCACTATTCGCTTCGACTCGTGCCAGAGTCTTCGACGCAGTAGAGCCAGCGGCTGCACCATCAAGCGTCTCCATTTTCTCACGCAATGCCATCAAAGACTTACGACTAAGCCACTGCGCAATACGAAAACGCTGTGGACCTTTGGCGTTAATAAGAGACATAGTTGTCCCATACTGCGACCAAAAGCCACCTTTAACCGTTGCAGAAACAGTCATCTCAATCTCCTGTGTGACTCACACATAGGGAGAGCCCCAGTGTTCACAACGGGAGGAATGCCGTGAAAACACCGGGGCTCAGAACGCAGTAGGTCCTTCTCAGCAGATGTGCTGGGGGCGATGTGCGAGTAGGAACGCGTCACTGCATTCATGAGAATCATTCTACCTGTGTGAATCACACACGTCAAGGATTATTTTCACAGGTATGGGAATGTTATCCTAGATGTATATCGCGCTACGATCGGCTAACGCCGATGATAATTTTCACTAAAATTTTTTACTTGACAGGTATTTTTATTCATGCTATATAAGGGCGTCAGCCCCCCGGAGCCCTACCGGGCTCCTTGGGGCCTGCCACCCACCAACTTAGCCCTCGAATACATGCGAAGCATGTATTCGGGGGTCATTTTCGTGTGAGTCACACCACTACAAAACCTCCTCACAGAGACAGACCATTCGTCTCTCTTCTCTCCTAGTCAGTCGCTCTACCTCCATGCGCCGAAGGCGCGGATGTATAGCGACTTATTTACTCGCCATCAGGCTTCGTAATCCTGCACCCCTCGACTTTTTCATTCGTCATCATACCCCGACTTCAAATGAAAAGGCCCCTCTAGCTTGCGGGAGAGGGGCCTTTTCGTATGCGTGGACTGATCGAAGTCGCCGCTTCAACCAACCTTGGCGCTAATATACCTTGTGTGAATCACACAGTCAATAGCTAATATAAAATAAATCCTGATACCAAATCCGACAGCGACCTGTCTCGCTCCGCTCGGCGGCCCACTTGTCAATAGGTATATATTCCCATGTTTGTTAGAAGGGGGGAGTACGGGGGATAGGTATACTTTCCTAGGACAGCATTCCTAGGACTACAATCAACCACAGCGCGCCGATAGGTTGTAGGGAATAGGTAGGATTATTTCCCTAGGATTAAAGGCATACAGCGGGATAGCAAGCGCATCGTGTGACTCACACAACCTGATAACGTGGCGGATCAGATTGGAGTTAGTA